TTAGAGTCTGGGCCGTTCCAGTCAAATGGATTGCCAGCAACGCAGTTTTTGATCAGGCCGTTGTCGCCATAAACAAACACATAAGGGTGCAACACAACCACGCCACCAGCAACCTCAATGATGTCGCCTGTTGGTGTTGAGCCAGAGGTGTCAGTCAGTGGAGACATGACCGTGCCAGCAATGTTTCCAGCCAGAACGGGGGTGTTGACTGTTTGGTCAATTTGGGCCAAGTTGAGACCGGGGTGCGCCAGCAACAACTGGTTCCCAGAACCCTGCGAATCAAACGAAGAGTCAAACTGCCACAGGTTCAAATCGCTCTCTGTAAACCCATCATTGATAGTTGCAACCTTGATTGAGAACCCACTGCCCGTGCCACCAATGCTGGCCGCAGTCGCGCTCAATGTGTTGCCAACCACATACCCGTTGCCTGCTGTCGTTACGGTCACCGTGGTCACTGTTGCGCCAGCCACCACAATGGTGGCCTTCGCACCAGAGCCAGAGCCGCCAGTGAGGGTCACGTTTGTATAAGTGCCGTTGGTGTACAGCGTGCCGCCAACCAATGTGTTGAGCGTCAGAATCAAACCAGTAAAGGTGAACTGATTGACACCACCACCAATACCGTTGTTGTCAATGTTGATGACCTCAAGGCCATTGTTGTAGCCATTGAAGACTTGGTTGTTTCCATCAACAGAGTTAACGTACAAGCCGCGAGAGTACCCATGCGCGTCTTCTGTAATGGCTCGGTAGCCACCAATCTTGCGAGGACGGCCACGCTGGAAGCGAACCCAGCGGCCATCGGTGTAGAAGTTCATGTCGAAGATCGTGCCGTCCCGCTGGACACCGGGTTGCGTATCAATCGCAAAAACCTTCTTGGTCATGTAAACGTCCCGCCAGCAACACCAGATGTAAATGTTCCAGTCGTTCCAGAAACTGCACCAGAAAACACCCCAGCAACACCAGAAACATTCCCCGCAATTGCCAAACCAGTTGCCGACAGGGTGGAGCGCAACACACCAAGGATGGCAGTGTTAAATTCACCAGAAGTGGCGCGGTACACACCAGTGCTGGCCTCAGAGGAAAAATACAAAGCAGGTGCACCGACAGTGCCGTTTACCAGACCAATTGAAGAAGAGCCAGCCAAAACGGTGTTGGCGTTGACCAAGTTGGTGGAGTCGCAAATCAGCGTTGCTTGCTGGTTTGATGCAATCGTTGCGGTTGATCCGCCAGTATTGGTAGAAATGGTGACCGTGTAGTTGCCAACACCACCGACTGTGGCATTTTGAATGTAATACACCTGCACCGTTGGAGGGACGATGATGGTGACGTTGCCCGACAGGGTTCCTGTGTATTTCTGGATCACGTTGGATGCTTCAGAAGCAGTCAGGGTGTAGGTGCCTGTGGTGACAGCCTTAGTTAACTGAGTGAACGCAAACTGCGTAGATTTACCCAAACCAACGGTGTAAAACGTAGTGCCACTGCACACAATAATGCATGAATCAGTTGGCTGAAGAATGATTGAGGCAGAGCCGTTGATCGTGTTTCCGCCAGAGCCTGCAACCGTCAATGCGCCAGTCCCACTGTTACGCAAGAACATAAACCAGTTGTCGCCCAAAGTAGAGGCGGCGGTTAGAGTCAAAGTTCCTGCGCCGCCAGTCCACACATAGGTGTTAGATCGGTCAGTGACAAGCGCGGTGTAATTGGAGGAGAAGGTTGTAACAGGTTGAGACTGGTTCAGCGTCTGACCAATAGCCAGCAAGCCGTATCCAGCAAGGGTCGCGGCATCTGCGCCAGAGGAACCTATACCGTAAGCAATGATGCCCCAAGTGCCTGCTGTGGTTGGGTTGGCCGTGATATAGATGTACTGAGCCTCACCAGCGGCAACGCTCACGATGGTGTTTAAGCCAGTGTAGTCTTTGACTAGCAGGGCTACAGCACCTACATTTCGGATCAACGCATCTTGACCAACAGAAGCCTGATTGGCTGGCGGCATCCACAACTCGTTTGCCGTAGAGGCGGTTGACACCTCCATGATTCGAGCGGCGGCATCATCAGTTGATGTGCCATTGATGGGCCACTCCAACTGCAAGTCAGCCGTCAGGATGATGCGGCGATATGAGACATCCGTTGGCTGGATGACATTACCTGTGAAGGGGCTGTTATATGACATGATCAGGTATCCAATACTGCGGCTTGACGGTCACCAATACGCTGGACATCCTCTTGCTTGAGGGTCTGCATGATCTGGTCATAGTTTGCCTGCCACATGGGCATCCGCTCGTCGTTCTTGAGGAACGGCATAGCCTGCAAAAGAGTGCCATACAGCAACGCCTGCGGGGCGTAAATGGTGAACCAATTTGTTTGGTTAGAAGAGTCGAGCGGCTGAATTCGCTCGTAGTACAACACCTCAAAGGTGTAAGCGGCGGCTGGTGTAGGAACCACCAGCCAGTGTGTGTAGTCGTAGTCGCCGTAATAAACGGGCACGCCTGTCTCTGTGGCATCAGGCCAATACTCACGCAGGTACTCATACTTGCGAAGCAGGACAGGGGTGCGGCTACCAGCCACCACGACATTCATTGAAACGGTTTTGTGCCAACGGGCAGGCTTGTCAATGACGGCTTGCGTGGCCGTCATCGTGCTGGTGTTGACTGTCAGGTTACCCAAAAACTTGATCTGGCTGGCAATGATCTGCTCGGCCAGCATAATGAAAAGAGGGATTTTCTCAAGGGTAGCGGTGTCAGATCGCTCCAAATAAGACTGGATGTTTTCGACCAAGGAGTCGTATGTCATTACCGATGCGGTCGTCATTTGTTCTCCTTATCCGACATTGCGCTCAAAGTGCGGGCAATCTACCAGCGATTTGAAATTACCGCCCCAGCGGTTTTTGGGGTGCATATTCTCCCAATACGCGCCCAGCGGAGCAAGGGTTTCCTTGTTCCAGATTATCTGCCCATCCTTGAAAAAGTTCAAGTCAATAGCGCACCTCTTGAGGTGAATGGAGTTCATGGTCTTAGAGCGGCCAGCCTTGACATGGAGGGCTTGCTGTTCAGGTGTGCGGGCCAACTCACCGCCAGTGACCTTAAAACCAAGGCCAGTGGCGTATACGATTAGTTTGCAGGCATCCAGCAGGAATGCGGCTTGTTCGTCACTCAGGCTCATTCTTTGTCCTTTTTGCGCATTTCCATGACCTTCTCGACGGTGCGGCCACCAAAGTAGGCAGTCATCACCAACATACCCCATTGGCCGAGCAGGGCCACATAAGCCTCGTTCACCTCAATGCCTGCGGCACTTAGGCCAGCAAACAGCAGGTAGGCCGTCAGGATGTAGATCAGGGTGCCGGGGCGGATATTCTTCGACAGCCACGAGTCGGAGGCCATATCAGCCTGCCAACGCTTGGACACATTGTCTTCTTGGTTTGCCTGCGCTTTAAGCAGTGCCGCCAACTCTTCTTGCTCAATACGGGCTTTTTCAATGCCCAACTCAAGCAGGCGCTCTTCATGGTCGTATTGGAGTTGGCGCAACTTGGCGACTTCAACGTCAGAGGGGTTGTCAGAAATCTTTACGCCAAGAGTCTTCTCGACGACTTCTTTGCCCTTTGCTTGGATCGCAGAAGACAAAAGGCCCAGACCGTTCTGAGCCAATGTACCAAGGAGGGATGCGACTATTGGAATCATGGTCACCCTTTTAATTCAAAACTTAGATTTGTATGACGGGGATATTGCACAACGCGCTCCCCTTCAGGACACTTGTATTTGATGGTCGCCAACAAAGTAGCCTTGCCGCTGGCAATCTTCTCTTTCCTCACCATCGTGAGTTCGTAGGTGAATGTGTCGATCTCTGGGCCTGCTGGGCCACTAAACTTGCTTGCGGTGGTGGTTGCTTCATGCACCATGCCTGCCGGATCACGAATGCTTGGCGTGAAACTCTCAACAGAGCAGTCGTCCCGTTTCTTTATTCTTGCAACCGTGACGGTGATTGGCTTGTCAGGCTCCGCCACAATTTTAAAATTCTCTGGAGACCACTCAATGATGGCTCGGTCAAAAAAACCAAACTTATCGGCAAGCGTGTAACTGCCACCTAGTGCGGCAACACTAGCGGCAACTGCTCCAATTGCTTTGGTAAGGTCAACCATTACAGTCCTAAAACCTTTTTGATGAGTTCCCCAGCCACGCCGGGGCCAAACAGAACGCAGACAATCACCCCATACAAGAGGTACTCAATCTTGGTCATGCGCTTTGAGCCATCGTCAAAGCGACCCTGAATGCCTTCATAACGCTGGGCGCAGATTGCTTCGTGAATGCTCAAACGCTTGTCCGTTTCCGTGGCAAGTTCTTCTACATCCGCCATTTCATTCGTCTTTCGGCTCTTGAGGCTTTGCCGCCTCTTGAATGGCTTGAATGAGTTGAAACACCTCTTGGTATGGGCGTGAACCCAAGTACCCAAGAATCTGATTGACTGTGTTGACTGATAGTTTGATGTCCATGTTTGAC